CTATTGAGAAGTTTGAAAGAGATGGTTTGGAACACGCTAAAAAGTATGGTTGGGTATCAACCTTATGGGGAAGAAAGAGAAGATTACCAGACATAAATCTTCCTGAGTATGAGGTGTTTGAGGCTATCCTTACTGAAGATGGAGAATATGTACGAGGAGATAAGGTAGATGATATTTATGCTACTCCTATCATAAACAGAGTGCGTAAGGCGTTCTTTAATCAGAGAAGAACTTTGATAGAAGAACTAAAGAAAAAGGGTTACTATGTAGTAAATAATGGTGGTAAGATAGCACAAGCACGTAGACAGGTAACTAATAGTCAAATCCAGGGGACGGCCGCTGACATGTCTAAGAAGGCATTAATTAAATTGAATGGAGATGGTAGATTAAATGCATTACATGCTAAGCCTATCATTCCTATTCATGATGAAGTTATTTTAAGTTCTCCATTTAGATATGCCAGAGAAGTAGAAAAGAGATTTGCATATGATATGGAGACTGCTGCAACAGATAAATTACACTTAGATATTTCAACTGATGTCGAAGTAACATTTAACTGGTATGGAGAAAGTCTGGACTTAGATAAAGAATTAAAGGATTTTGAGGAGGAAGTTGATGATACACTCGTCAAGTAATCTACTTATTAATCGAGAATGGTCTATGCCAAATAGTAATACATTTGATATTAAACCTATTCATAAGTTGATTTCTAAGTACATTGAGTTGGTTAAGGTGGATAATCCTAATGCAGTTATTATTGACCCATTTGCTAATAGAAACAAGTTGGCAAATGTCACAAACGACTTAGATGAAACGTTTGATACCGATTATCACTTAGATGCATTGGATTTCTTGAAGATGTTTGATGATAATTCAGTGGATATGGTATTATTTGATAGTCCTTATAGTCCTAGACAAGTATCTGAGTGCTATAAGAAGTTAGGAAAGACTGTAGACCACAAGACAACACAAAGTTCATATTGGTCTAACTTAAAGAAAGAGATTGGTAGAATTGTAAAGAAAGCTGGCATTGTGATAACTTTTGCTTGGAACTCTGGTGGAATTGGTAAGACTTTAGGGTTTAATATAGAAGAAATCTTATTAGTTGCTCATGGTGGTTGGCATAACGACACAATCTGTACAGTTGAAAGAAAGGGATAATTAACTTTATCTCTTTTTCATCTTTACAGTGTTGGGAAATTGTGATAAACTATTTATTGTAGAGAGGTATAGATTATGAAATTTACAGGTAGTTTAAAGAGTGTGTTACAGTTTTTAGAGGTAAATTATTCTAACCCCATGGTAAGAGTGCATTCTGATGATATAAGTTGTCAGGAACATTCGACACGTTGGTTATTAGCTCATCCATCCATTATTAACTTATCTGAGGGACAAACTTGGGAAGTATTGAGTGGTGGAGATTACTACGATTATGACATTTATCAAGGAGAGGTGCTTTAATGGAAGAAGAATATAGTTGGGAACTTTTAGCAGGAAAAGGACAAATTCCTGCAGTAATTACAATCAACACAGATAGATACGGAGATGTACAGAAAACATGTAACTCCAATCACTTTATCAATTTCCACGAAGGTGCTAGAATTGTGTTTATAACCGAATATGTTAGGGGTAACAGTGAAATTTTCGAGAATATGACAGCCTTAGTAGATGTTCAAAAGAAGTTTGAGGTATTGTTTAAGGGATATTTCCTTGAAGTGTGTTCTGATATTAGTCCTACTATTCAAGAAGGTGTGCTGTGTACTTGTGTTGTAAGAAAGTGTAAGGTTGATGACCTAGAAGTGTCAAGTGATTATACCTTAGTTCGTGATAAAATGGATATTGTCGAGAATATTCGTAGACAAGTAAAAGAATTACAAGAACACCAACTAGAAGATGTTAGCAGATTAAATCAGTTAACCAAGAAATTACAGAGCATGAGAGATTATGCTGACGAGTTGAGACTAGACCAAGACCATAAAGAACAATACTTTCAAAAGATTGGTGAACTAAATTCTGATATTCAAGAACTGGAAATCAGACTAAAGAAAGATATTCCGGAACTAGATAAGAACTTAGATATTAACAATTTTAAGTAGAGTTATTCTATTTATTTATTGGGGGAGTACGGAATTGACAAGTACTCCTTTTTCATGTTATAATAGAGTGGAAAAGTAGAGGAACGTATATGGAAAATAAATATCCAAGATTAATTAGTTGGAGTTATTGGGATGGAACAACATTTTTCTCACGAAAAAATAGTGCTGAAGAGATAACAGAGTATTATATCCTTGATGAAGATGGTGAAAAGGAAATCGAGGATGGAACAATCACAAGAACAGATGGCCCATATAACCATTTCTGTAGAACTCATTTTAAGAGAGTTGTACGTACTGGCTATACGAGAAACTCTAAAAAGCATAAGGATATTTACTTTGCTATGAAAAATAAGTACCCAGAACTCGAAAATAAACTTAAAGTGTTTGAGGGGATTTTAAAGGATTGCGGCTCTTATGTGTATATGAACCTCCCATGGCTATATACTGGTTGGGGATATGACTTTTATTCTAAACATGAGGATGTATTCCTAGAAAATGATACAGCCTATATTAAAAAGGAATGTTGGTCTGTTGAATTGATTAATGAAATAGTGAAATATAAACCTCGTAATTTTGAGGGTGGTGTCATAAAGGATTATCAAGATAAATATATCCCACTCTTCTTAGTAGAATTAAAGATTAAGTTCCCAGAATTGTATGAGAAGATTGATAGCAAAACAGACAAAGATGTTAGAGACCTTTACCTTGGTAAGTTTGTTCCTGTAACAAAGTTAAATGTTGGAACTGTTGGAGTTGTGAAGGGTGGATTCTGTTTACCTGACACATGGTACTACGATGGCGAGTACTTAAATGGCACTAAACAAGACGATGGTTTAACTGTAGAGATGAGAATTAAGGCAACTGACGAAGTGTTTGTAAAAGTAGTGGATGTTGCTACTGTTCCTTTTGATTTGGTCAATAAACAATAGAGACGAGGTGAGAACATGAGGTATTTTATAGTTAGCGATATTCACGGACATTATACAGAATTAAAACAAGCACTAGATGCTAAGGGATTTAATGAGCAGTTAGATACTTTAGTTGTGTGTGGAGATTTGTTAGACCGTGGTACAGAGAATGTCAAGTGTATTCAGTATGTTAATTCACTTCCTAATAAGGTTCTTATCAAAGGAAACCACGAGTATAACTTAGAAAAGTGTTTATTTTCTCATAGGTTTGATTATGCAGATAAACATAATGGTACAGTTGATACTGTTTTAGAGGTTGCAAAGTATGTGTCTGGTAGAAAGATGCTAAATGCTTATGACAGTGAAATCTTTATGTATGCTAATCAGTGGTTAGAACTCACTCAATATATGAATAGTCTTGTGGATTATTTTGAGTTTAAGGACAAAAATGGAAATACTATTGTTTGTTGTCATGGTTGGCTACCAGAGAACTATAAAGATAAAGACTGTAAAGACTTTGAAGATTACTCATGGATTAATGGTATGGCATATTGGAAGAACGGTCATGGGTTTAAGGATAAGACAATTATTTGTGGTCATTGGCATTGTTCTTTTGGAAATTCTAAATATCATGGTAAAGGTTCTGAATTTGGTGAAGATGCTTGCTTTGAACCATTTAGAGATTTAGGTATTATTGCATTAGATGCATGTACCACATTAACAAAGAAAGTTAATGTAGTAATAATCGAGGGAGAGTAGTATCAAAGAAGTGGGGAAATTATTAAGTATTAATATAGTTTTAGGAGATTAAAGATGTTTTCAGATTTAAAAAATGTTTATGAAAATGTGGATGTGAATCAAACAAAGAAGAAAATAGAAGAATGGTTATTCAAGTTAGCAGAACTTATGCAAAATGATAATAATTATGATAATTCATTAGATGAAACAAATCAGTATTTTGCAGAAAGATGTGGAAAGGCATATCGAGAAGTAGGATACCATCGTATAGACTTACCACTTGATGCATTTATTTTAATTACAACAATATCAAATTTTAATGTTTATACTGTATATTGTAACCTAACTAAAAGTGATTCTATAGAAA